TGCTTATCATTATTCATACCACCTGTCTTTCCTGTGATATGATATTTGCTTTTGAAGAGGTTCTGAATTGTTTTGAAGATATAAAATGTATTGACCTCGTTCTCTGAATACATAATCCTATCAACATCTTTAATATAGTCATGCATCTTTAGGTACATTCCTGATACTAATTCATCTGCGTCTGTCTTAGATACCTTGAAAGACATAGCCATGTTAAGCCATTCACTATGCCTTTTAGATAGAACTTCAAGTACTGTTTCTTTCATACAACAAATATATGAATAAAACAAGGTATTTTACAAATTTATTTTATAAGTCCATTGGAACATTGAAAGCTACATCTCCACCAATGACAATTCCAATACCAATAGCTTCTTTTTTACCTCCTTGCATGTAACCCATTGCATACGCTTTACTGTCTATTCCACAACCAACTGCCATAGCAAACAATCTTCTTGTCTTACCAAAAGACCATTCAACATACATGTCAGTATGATAATGACCACTAACGGTAGATACCATATCTCTTCTTACTGCCATTCTTGGCTTACCACTCTTGTCTCCATGAACATATCTTACACCATCAATATAAACTTCTGTTACAAATCTCCAATCAGGAGTTCCTAATACTTCTCCAAACTCTCTTATCCATTGACTTGGTATATTTGATGTCTGTGCTTTTCTGATGATTATTCTATCATGGTTTCCAAGAGTTACATCAGCATCAGGAAATGCTTTATACCATCTTGATAGCTTTCTAATAGCTAAGTCAAGTTCTGCTTTACCTCCCATACCATCAGCTGAGGTTTCATGGTAAGAAGAGTAATGAGAATCTATAACATCTCCTATTATAACTACTCTATTGCAATTATTAACTTTATACTGCTCTTTACAGAAATCTAAATACCCACTTAGCTCAAATGGAGCATGTATATCTCCAATAACAAGAACTCTATTCTCTACTTTGATTAGTTTCTCATAGGCTTTTTTAATGTTACCTCTTAATCTTGGTCTGAAATCACTTTTCTTTTTAGTCATGTTTATTTATTTATAGTTAATTATTAGCTTATAACCCCATCTAAAACCTCTGAGGCAATCTTTTCTATCTTTGGTAGACCATACTTGTCAATACTGAATCTAAACGGCTTAAAAGGAGTATTTCGTGACCTTTTACATTTAACGTTTATGAAAGTATCTTCTTGTGTTGTTGATTCTTTTTCTAACGATATTTGAGTTTCTGCCTTCTTCTCTAAGAAAGAGCCTAAGTGCCCTGTTGGTTTCTCACTACCAAAGTTAGAGTGTATAACAGTTGCTATAAGACAGTTGTGTTTTACAGACAATTCCATTATCTTCTGAGTAAGTAAGTTAGACTCTTCTATATTGTTCACATCATTACAAAGGTCAGCAATACCATCTATAACAAGAAACCCACAGTCTTTAGTTTTATTGTCAAGATACCATTCAATGAATCCTAATCTATCCTTTGGACTCAGCTCTCTTAGCGCTAAAGTATGATAACCTTCGTGTCCTTTTCCTGTCATTTGATATGGTCTTCTAAACACTCTACTTGCGTGAAAGTGACCTTGCTCTGTATCAACATGAACCATCTCTCTATTTCCCCTGTGACCTTGTAAGCTAAACCCTTCTGAGCCTCCTCTGTTACCTGCATGGTCGTTAAGGAATACTGTTGAGAGTAAACTTATAAAGAAACTCTTACAACTCTTTGGAGGAGCTTGTATAAATATAAAGTTACCATAAGTCCCAATAGGAATAGGGAAAGACTCTACACCATCTTTTGAGTAGTATTGCTTATGCCCCATTGATATAGCCACAGGAGGATGCTTTACTTCTTCTGAAGGGTCTATGTAAACCTTTGAGAGTATATCCTCGTAGAACTTAGAGTTAAACTCAAACTCCATTAACTTTATCTCTTCTTCTTCTGTGTTCATTTGGCTTTTGTTTTATTAAACCTTGCCTTTAAATCCACACTTTAAATGACAATTATAGAGTCCTAAGTAAGTATTTACTGACAGAGAGTTTTCTCCACCACACTTAGGACATTTGGTTTTTTGTTGTTTGTTTTTGTTTTTTAATTGTATTCCTATTTCTTCTAATCTACCAATGACGCCCATCAGTCTCGTTTAAAATACCAAGCGCAAAGATAACTATAAAAATTAATGCTCCTAATAAAAAATAATCCATAATCATATATTTATAATTCTTTGTTTTCCAAAATTACCTATACTACAAGTTGTTCTACTTATAAAACCATTGCTCTCTAACGAGGACAATACTCTGTATAGTGTTCTATCGTTTATATCAATAACCTCTCTTATGTCTTTATTTGTCAAGCTAAAGCCATCTCCTGATTCTGATATAGTGTCGTGAATATAATCGTAAACCTTTTGTTCTTTGTCTGTCATAATTTAAAAAGGGGTTTTTACACCCCTTATGAATTTAAAATGGTAAATCATCCTTTGCTTCTTCTACAGGCTCTACTGAACCACCCTCTACCTTCTCTATTCTCCAAGAAGCTAAACTTGTGTAGTACTTTTCCTTCCATTCGTTTGTACGAACATTAAAAGACACTTTAACATTGTCTCCAATCTTGTTGAACGAATTTAATTGTTCAATCTTCTCTTTTCCAAAGACATCAAAACAAAACAACTGCTCTACTTCAGGGTCATAACCATCATTGTTAGCAACAATGTAAGATTGTGATTGCCATGGTTTCCCTTCTTTTGTTTCTCCACCTTCTAATGGTAAAAACTTCTTGATAACTCCTGTTACTTCTAAACTCATAATATTTGATTTTAATTGATTAATTTATTTACTTTCTAATTGTTTCTTTATTATTAATAGCGCACTCTTCTGCAAGTCAGTTAAACTTCTCTTTGTTAAAGCCTCTGATACTTCAGATAAATTACCCTTTTCTTTAAGGTACAAGAAACCTTTTTCTGTTAGTGATTGCTTTACAGGCTCAGGCTTAAACTCCTCTTTCATATCATTTACGTACTTTGTATCATCAAATCTACCCATAAATATATCTGCATTGAATCCCATTTTAGACAAAGCCTTTGTTAAAGCATCAGTCTCTATCTTCTTAGCGAAATCAGCGTCAATCATTTTCTCTGCTCTATCCATGTACATTTTGCAACTATTGATTATCTTAAACTCTCCATCAGGACAGAAAAAAGTACCCTTAAATACTATCAACTTGAATCTTTCAATTAAAGAGTAATCTAACTCTATGTCTTTGAACCCCCAATGCTGACCATATGCGCCAAATTGCCTCGTAGCATTTAATATTTGATACTGAGGAGCAACTGCCGTAATACTCATTCCTCCAACTTTAGCTTTTTTGGTATGCTTTGGGTCTGTCTTCTCTACTGCTCTCCAAAGACTTAAATTGTCTGTTTTTACTAATTCTTTCATGGTCTATTTGATTTGTGTTTTAAACTATTATTTTCTGATGTTAACATGTCTATTCTTCTTTGGCAAACTTCTAAATCACTTTGAAGCAATTCTATTATCTTGTCTTTTGAAGTTATAGATTTTTTCATTACTTGTAGATACTCCTGATAACTTTCTATCAGTTTAGCTACTGTCTCCTGAGGGTTTTTTGCTTTATCCATACTTTGTTTTATAATTAGTCATATGCAAATGTAAAACAAATAAAAGTCATGTGCAAATTTATTTCATGTTTTCTATGAATTTTCTTATCTTTTCTTTATGAAACTTACCTAATATGTTGCCATTAAGATAGTTATCATTCTCTAAAACATTAAGATTAAATTGATACTTTACCTCGTAGTATGTCATCATGGTCTTGTTCTCGCACAATTCTAATATCTCTCTTGTACATTCTTCTACTCTCCATGTCTTAGACACTATATTAGAGCCTGTGTAAGACTTCCAATCACTCTCTACATAAGACACCCTTTTTCTTTTATATCCCTTTAGAGGAGGTCTAGTACGCTTATGCATTAGTATCTTCTTACCTATGTACATCTCTCCTGTAATGTTATGTGTAATCTTGTAAACAAAACCAACATAGTCTGTACAGAAGTCATCAATAGTTTCAAATGTTTCTTTTCCTTTGTGCCAAATCATAATTTATTTATTTTTATATTATTCTATTTGAGTGAAGTCAACTTTCTCTGAGTAATATCCATTGCTTGTTCCAAACCACTTTATATCTACATATCCATTAACAGTTGCTAATTTGTAAAAAGTCCAAGTAAAAGAATCTTCAACATAAGAATGTTTTGAACTAGGAGCTATCTCTTTATCATCACAATTATTATTGGATGAAGCATCTGCTAATAGTATTGGACTATTTAACAAGTCCTTTAAGTCTCCACATATATCATCTATACCAACATCTTCACAACAATCTTGCATGTGATGCATTTTGTAAATCTTAGCCGAATCAGTAAAAAATATTAATTTATCACTACCATTATCTACATCTTTATGGATAAATCTTATAGTCTCCCCAAGTAAATCTTGTATTTTTGCTGCCTTTCTCATAATTCTATTTTTATATTACTCCGTAAAGATAGTTAAATTATTCTAATAAACAAAAAAAAGAGGAGATAATTAAATCTCCCCTCAAAAACTAAAATAAAACAAAATGCAATTTGAATAAAACTTAACGATTGTAGGTTTGACACCTAGAATAAATCTATTTAATGATTTAAAATTAGAACCTCATTCGTTAAGTGATACTCATAAACTCAAAAAAAATAACAATTAAAAAACTAAAAACTAGATTCCGTAGTAGGATTCGAACCTACGCACACAGACTAACACTACTGATAGCTCTAAACCCCTGAGACCTATACGGAATGTTGGCTTCTATCCCCGTTAAAATATTTAACTCTGTTGCAACCAACTCCGATTGTCGACATAATACTGCAAAGATAACAATATTATAAGCATATTTCCAAACTTTAAGCGAAAATATATTTACCTCTTTCTATACTTCTGCCTAATAAGTACTGTACGGCATAACGTGAGGCGTCAATACCATGATTCCAATTGTCAATAGGAACAGACTTACCTGCGTTATTTGCTTTGGCTTTCCATGAGTAGTTATTAAACTCTTTTATCAGATTAACACTCTTACTATCTATTATGATATGGTAGTCCATCATTATAGCTAATCCTTTGTTTATACTGTCAGCATACTTTATAGTAGGAGTCATATTAAGACCTGTTGCTCTTAGTTCAGTCCATAAACGAGGGTCAGCATTATCACACACAATAAGATTGTCCTTTGCGTACCTTTTGTTAGCCTCAGCTAACTCTTTACTTGACATACCTGCCTTATACAAATGTTCTTTCATCCATATCCTCTTTGTCTTCTTACATGCAGATATTTCTATTAGTGTACTTGGGTCATTTGAGAATCCATAATCTTGACCGAATATAGTCATATCATCCCCTCTGAAGTCTCCTATCTCCCAATCACTAAATATAGCACCTTCTGACCTGTCTAACCAACCTCCTAATATCCTATGCTTATACTTATCAGGGTCTTTTGTCTTTAGGTCTTCAATAGCGTCTATAAAGCCTTGGTCAAGGTTATCTATGTTGTCAAGGTATGTTGTATGAATGTAAGTAGTATTGCCTTTCGTTCCGTTAAAACCTTCTTGAACACCTTTTGCCTCAAAGAATTTACCATACACAAAATGTTCCTTTGTTGCAGGATTCATAATAACGATACATCTATTACTCTTTCCTAATGCTCTAACAGAAAAGTCAATGGTATCAAACTTATCTTCTGAATGTAGTTCCTCTCCTTCATCTAAAACAAATGTAGTAACACCATTTATAGACTTCAGGTTAGCCGTTTGGTCTCCTGATGCAGTATTTATACCACTAAACATAAT